GACCTCTTCCTAATCAACAGAAGATCTGGTAAGAAGTATAAGTTCAACCTTACGGAGGTCAACTGATGCCTTTATTCTCACCCGACTTTGTTTCCATTGATGGTTACCCTGAGATTGAACCATCACTAAAACTAGACTTCGCTAATGCTAGAGCACTTGATCCTCGTATTACATTCACGAGAGCATCAACTGCTACTTGTGTTGATAGCAATGGACTGGTCAAAATTGCTGGTGAAGATGAGGCAAGGTTTGATCATGACCCTACTACTGGTGAGAGCCTAGGTCTGTTGATTGAGGAGAGTAGGACTAATTTGATTGCTCAATCTTATGGTATAGGTGCTGGATGGGGAAATAATGGAAATACTTTATCTGTTGACTTCGCTGCAATTTCTCCTTATGGAGTTGCGGTTGCTACTAAAATGACAGAGCAGAATACCAATAACTATCATGCATCATATTATCAAACTGTTCCAGTTGATGGATCTAGTCAATATACACTTTCTGCCTGGTTGAAGAAAGGAACAACTTACAATACAAGTGCTAATGGTACTGGTAATTTTCAGATTTACTGTTCTAGAGGAACGGGTGGCGTTGCAAGTGTAACAATTGATCCCACATTCACTACTATTACAGATAATAATGCTGATAATTCATCTATCACACAATATCCAAATGGATGGATTCGTGTATCTTTGACATTTACTTCCAATGCTGCTGCTAGTGTAACTCCACACTTCTTGTTTGGTGGCGGCGGATTATATCAGGGGGATGGCACAAATGCTGCTTATATTTGGGGAGTTCAATTTGAACTAGGTTCTTTCGTAACTTCATTTATCCCAACCGATGGAGCAACGGTAACACGGACAGTAGATACTGCTCAAATTGATCGAATACAGTTTCATAATCCTTCTGAGTTTGTATTATATGCAGCTGGAAGATCTAACACTGGAGCATCTAATACTTCTGGTTCTACAACAGGATGTCTTGTATCACTTGGAGATACTACTAATGACTATAGATTTATGCTGAGAAAATATCGCTACAATTCTGGAAGTGGTATCAATACTGGATTTACATTTAGATATAGAAATGTTAATGATAGTATTAACATGGACATGTTTCCTAATTATTATGATGGACTGGCGGATGGATATGATACTACTACCATTGCTCCAATTTGGGACGATTTTAATATCCATAGATCAGCACTTGCTTTTGAGGCAGGAGTTAGCACAGACAATATAAGGGGATGTGCAGATGGAACATTGGTTGTCCCTGAAGTAACAACTCCTGGATCTTACAGCACTGTGTCTAATCCTGGACCATATACTCAAGCAACAACTTTGCAAATTGGAAGTGGAATATCATCTGGACCATTTAATGGGACTATTAGTGAGGTTAGATATTATCCTAAGCGTCTCACCAACGCCCAACTCCAAACTCTCACCCAATAAATATAAAAGACCAGGAGCATAGTTTAGAATGCCAGTATATACTTCCTCAATTGAAGTCACAGCAGATTATCCAACGATCAAGCCATCGTTGAATTTGAACTTTGTCAAGGCTCGTGCGTTGGATCCTCGGGTTACATTTGAGAGAGCATCTGCTGCTTCATATATTGGTAGAGACGGACTAGTAAAGTATGCTGGTGAAGATGAACCACGCTTTGATCATGATCCAGATACTTTAGAGAGTTTGGGATTGTTGCTTGAGGAGAGTAGGACAAATCTCATTACTAATAGTGCTCTTCCTTTAAGTGCTGCTGGTGGAAATCTAACATCTAGTAATCTAACAGTTTCTGTTGCTTCTAGCACTGTTTCTCCAGATGGAACTACGGATGGTGTATTTAGATATACTAGTGGTCCTGGATCTGCAGCATACAGATTTGGATCAGCAGGCGGTGGTGTAGCTCAAGCAACTTATACTGGATCTATTTGGGCTAGAGCAGTCAGTGGAAGTGCTACTTTTAATATTGATATCAATGATACAACAGCAGCGGGATATACTGTTGACGAAACTTGGAGGAGAGTTGCTGTAAGTGGGGCAAGAAGTGATGGTTTTGCTTATATGTTTATGGACGTGAATGCTAGCCCAAATAATGATTTGTATTTCTGGGGTCCTCAACTAGAACAAGCTACTTTTGAGAGCTCCTATATTGAAACCAGAGGATCGGCGGTAACTAGAGCAGATGATTTTGGATATATTACTGGAGATAATTTTAGTAGTTGGTTCAATCAATCTGAAGGATCATTGGATGTTGGTTACAGATTGGGTTATGATAATGTTGGTATGAGAGTATGTCAGATTAGTAATCAAAATTCTAATACTGTTATTGATTTGGTAGTAGGATCTGGTGGTGGAACAGGTGGATATTGGTTTATCAATACTGGAGGATCTACTCAGTTCTCGTCAGATGGTGTAGTTAATAGTTCTCAGGTTGGTGCTGATAGAAACTTTAGATCTGTTCTTGCTTACAAAGAAAATGATTGCGCTGCTCAACAGGATAAAATATCAACAATAACAACTGATACTAATGTCACACTAGCTACTGATTATGATAGACTTTTGTTCTATCAAATTGCTAATGGTGGAGACCAGATCCAAGGACATCTAAAATACATTAGGTATTATCCTAAGCGTATTACTAATGCTCAAGTAACACAATTATCTCAAGACGGAAATGTATAACACTTACTACCTAAAGTTTAATTCGGAAGCATCATGGGATGCCAAAGCTGCTGAATTAGGATATAGACATCAAGATCCAGAGACAGGAGCAGTAACATACTCAGTAACTCCTGGTGCTATTGATGTCGTTGGAGTTATCTACAACGACACTGGTGAAGTTGATGTGGAAGGAGAACCCGTTCCACCTACACCTGTTGACGGATGGCATGTGAATATTAGATTGAAATCTAAAATTGCTTTTGCTGAGAATGAAGATGATCCAGATGTAGATGTAACTCTACCAGAGGTTCTAAATAATTACATCGTAGAACCACAGACACCAAGTAGAGTATTTGCGTAATGGCTACTAATATCGGAACAGGACCACAGGATATCCCACTCAACCAATTCCTTGGTGAGATGGCGTTTATGGATAACCCATTTGATTTTGGAACTTGGGATCCAAACATCGTTTCGTTGGGAAATCATACTAAAACTACTTCAGCTTCTGGTGGATTTTACCAAAGGATTGGTAAAATGGTTTATATTACTTTCAATTATCAGTGGACTGGTAGAACTACTAGCAATGGTGCTTATGGTGTTAGGTTTACAAACCTTCCATACCGTCATGATACTGGCATTGGCAACATCAGGACAACTGGAGGCGTTCATGTTGCTGGAGTAGAAAATATCCTACCAGGAAACCCAGGAAGAGAACACTTTGGTGGATATTTTAATGGAACCGATCTATACTTTAGAGTTAGTGGTGGTGATGATAATGATACTGAAAATTCTTTGGACGGTTCAGTAGCTACGTCAAATCCCAATGGATATATTTACGGCACTGGATATTATATAACAACTGGGGAGCGAATGGTCTACTGATAAATAGAGTTGCCTTACTCTATACCCATGCTTGGAAAATCTAAAGCGCAAGTAGAAGAGAAAGACCACGATGAAGATAAAAGTGAAGTCCTTGGTAATTTAGTGAAAGTTGTTGTACTTATTTGGTCTGCCTCTCTCCTCACATTCTCTTATGTAAGACTTCCTAACGGTCAGAAGATCCTAGACTTCGACCCTACATTTATCGCATCCGTGTTTTCTGGATCGCTAGCTGCCTTCGGACTGTCTCCTGCTAAAGCAGGTGGTGGTAACGGAAATGGCAAAACAGCAGCGAAGAAAGAACCCGAAGTTGTTTCTGCCATTGAGCCAAAGAAAGATGCAAAAACTGATTAATGTTATCGCTTTGCTGTCAGGTCTAACCAGTGCTGCCTTGATTGGTGGTGCTGGTTATGTTCTCCTGAATAAGGATGCCCTGATCGATCAAGCAAAGAGTGCTGCTGCTAAAGCAGCAACGGAAGCAGTCACCGCTGCTCTCCCTGGTATGCTGGATGCTGCTATGCCCGAGTTGCCTGAGGTAACTGGTCCTGCTCTTCCAGAAGGTGGTTCGTCCCTTCCTAAGACGACTGGACCCGCTATGCCCTTCTAACCATGAACCTTTTTAACAGCAACAAAGAACAACCTGGCGACTACTTCCCTGAACCTAAGAAAGAAAAACCGTCTACGTTCAAGATCTTTATTGGTACGGTTGGTGCTTTGTTTGCTGTATCTCATATTGGTTTAGTTGGTTATCTTATGAGACAACCATATCAGGTTCCTAGTATCAACATTCCAAAGGGTGACTATTCATCTTATGAGTTGAATGCAGGACCTGATGGTTACTCAATCAAATATAAAGCAAATGATCCTGCTATTCTAGAATCAGATAGATCTCTGCATTTGAATAAGAATAAGCAAGGATTTTTTGGTGGAGAACAAGTTGAGATGCGTCGTGAGTATCGCCGTGATCAATACACCATGGACGGCGCTAGAAACCTAGGAGGTAGCGTCTTAGACGCAGAGGGAAAGAACCTTGCAAAAAGCGAAGAGTGTATCAGGGCGGACGCTGGAGCACGCTCACAAGGTGCGATGGCAGGTAGTGCTATTGCTGCTGGTGTAGCAGTCCCTGCTCTCGTCAACATCCCATACATCGGATGGTTGGCAGGTGGTTGGGCATTACTTCTAGGACAGAAAGCAGGATCTGAAATTGGATCTGAAGTAGGACAAGTATTTAATGATTGCTAATGGAAATACCTCTTATTACTTCTACCGATATTAAAATCGGTGAGATTGCAATTCCAAAAGTCACCACAGTAACAGAAAGATACACATCGATACCAATGGCACCCCCTGTCGTGGTAAATATTGGTGTGCCTGTAGTAGACATTCCTGGTTGTGTCGAAGCCCACCAAACAAACAATGCTAAGAACAATCAGATCAAGTCTGATGACGAGAGAGGTACTTATACAATTTGTGACGCTGGCGTTCCCAGTTTCAATCCTATTAATTATGAACCTGAACAGATGATATTTACGGAGCCTGCAAAGACTCCAAAGGTTGATCCACCCAAAGCACCAGAAGTTCCTAAGTCTCCAGAAGTAAAACCTCCTGCTGCTACTGCTAAGATAGATTGTCCTACACCAGCACAGGAAGCAAAGGAACCTGTAGGCACAATGGTGGAGGGATTTAGAAAGAAGGTTGTTGCTTACGAACTAGTGGGTAACGAATGTATTCAACGCACAGAAAAAGTCCCACTACCTCAACAGATAGTAGCAGGACTTCCTAGTGGTGGTCAGGTTGTTCAGGTTGGTGGTGTCGCTGTTATTGCGACGACCTCTGCACTGCTCGCAAAACCTCTTGCTGATCTTCTGTTAAAAGCGGTGAAACCTGCTGTGAAGAAAGTGATGAAGAAGATTGCTGCCTTAAGGGGGAAGAAGCCCCCAGTCTTGTCGAAAGGGGAGCGCCAAGCAGAGCAGCGTCAGATGAACCACGCTGTGAAGGAGCTTCGTTCTGTGTTCCCGAGGAGGAAGAAGAAGAAGGGATAGCATGTACGTGTGGATGCTTATGTCCTGGTGGATTTTTCACTACGACATCAGCACATACTTTATAATATGGGCTCTTGGGGTGAAATTGTATTCCACGTAACATTAAATCGCCACAATTCTTGAGACGAGCGATCTCAAAATCCAACCGCTTATTAGCAGTGAGTTGTGCATTCAACTCAATCTGAGTTCGTGCTGCTTTCTTACACAATGCCTGCATCTCTTTGTCGGTTGGTGTACTCCATGTCATAGAGAAACCAATGCCAAGACTGTAGTTATCTTTTTGTCCAGTTCGTGTCGGTTGATACCATAACACGTCCCCAGGATTATCAGGTGCCCCGTCCCCAATTGGGTTCCCGTCATCATCAAAATCACCAGTCAAATCTCTCATGTCAT